AGGCGAGCATAGGAGTGATCGTTTGTGTTGTACTTGGTTTTGGAGAGCGTCTGTTGAATGCGCTCCGCCGCCGAGCCGGGCGCGCGCAGCGAGTTCTCTCGAATGGCCTGGTTCTCGCGCCCGAATAGCCAGAAGAAATCCGACTGATGGATTACATCCACGCGCGGGAACAGATACTGCGCCGCCAGCATGTTGTTGCGATAAAGCTGAGCAAACTGAGAGAGCGCGACATCAATTTTCCCCTGGACGGGACTGACGAACGCACCCGCGAAATTAACCTTCATTTTGTCTCCTCCGTGGGATTGCTCCCTCGTTTTATTTACTGTTTCAAGTTGCGAATCGTTTACGGTTCAACCCTGCGAACGCGATTGCTGCACCAGAAGCAAAAACTCGTCGCCCTGGGCGGCAGCCGCTTCCAGCGCCAGCCCCACGGTTTCATAGTTGGTGCCGGCAACCGCTCCAATCGGAGCCAGCTGCCCGGTGACCGCGTTGATCATCACCCACACGTTGCGCCCGATGGCGGCGTCGGCAATGGCCGTGACCTCTCCAACTTCGATCAGCGTTACTGGATCGCCGGCGTTGAGGGCTGCGAGGGCAGTGACTCCTACCGCCCGCTGGTTTGCGGCCGTGGGCAGCTTCACCGAGTTGGGCAACGCGCCCGCAATCACCGCAACGCCCGCAGCCAACGGCGTGTCCGCTATATAGCTTCGCGGTCTCCCTGGCTCGACTACTCCAAATAAGGACTTCGCGAAGAATTGAGTCGCGCCGAACATCATGAACAACGCCAACTTTTTTAACGCCTTAAACATTTCTTTTTCCTCTCTCCGCCCGTTCAGCGGCAGGCGGCGCCGCATAACATCGATAAAGGCCCAACCCCGAAGGGCTTAAACGCTTCCCGCAGTGCTGGCCCCCGGAGCGTATTCACCGCTGGCGCGCACACGCTTCAGCGCGTCGCCATAAGAAATCTTCTCTTTGACGGAGAGCGCTTTGGCGGCTTCCGCCAGGTTCACGGAATCATGGTCGATGGCCATATGCGAGTCCTTCGGTTCGGTGAACTGGACCAGATTGCCTTTGCGCTTTTCCGCGAAGGCCGCCAGCTCGCCCGCGGGCACGAACTCGCCCAGACCGATCATGAAATCGGCGAACGCCTCGGCCGCGGGCTTCTCGACTTTCTTGTCCCCCTCGCCGAAGCTGACTTTGGTTGCCACCTTGGAGAGCTCTGCGAATATCTGGGGCAGCCCCATCTTGTCGAAGGCCGGCAGCCAGCGCTTCTGGTCTTTCACGCGCTGGATCTGTTTCTCCGCGAACGCGGCCTGCGTTTGCGCGCCGGCAGCGGCGGCAGCGTCTTCCCGCGTTTTCTTCTCGGCGGCGAGCTGCGTTTGCACTTCGGTGAATTTCGCCTGGAGCGGCGCAGTCGCAGCGGTGACCGCGTCGGCAATAAGTTTGCTTTGATCGGAGAGCTGCACATCCTCAATCTTCTTGCCCTTGAACAGCTCGGTGAAAAACTCCTTCAGCGATTGCGTGATCGATTTGACTATCTGCTCGGCATCCATTTGCTTTTCCTCCTTGAATTCAATTGCCTCAAATGCACCCGCGCTGAAGGAAGCGAGCTTCACATCCGCCAGGCCTTTCACCTCGGGAGGCATTGCCCCGAGGAAACCTACATGCCGCAGCGACGGTCCGTTCTCGCCGCGGTAAAAACTGATCGACCTCTTTTTAAATCGTCCCTCGTTCACCAGCTGGGCGAACTGATCCGGTACTTGCTTCAACTTTCCCAGGAGCACATCGCCGGACCGTTTCACGGCTTCCACCCAGCCGTAGGCCGGCGCGTCCATCTCTGGGTGTCCCATCACCACGGGCGCTTCGTGCTTGGCCGGATCGTAATTTGCGACCATCTTGTCGATGTCCGCTGTGTTGTAGGCGCCCTTCTCGCCATAGTCGCCGGCGCGGAAAAGTTCGATCCACTTGCCATTCAATGTCACTGTAGCCACGGTTCGCCTCCAAAGCCGGGATCGGGAACGCTCGATGCGGCCGCTGGAATGCGCAGCAAACCAGGAATATCCGCGTCGGCGGGAACGTCGCCCGGTCCCTCAGCCGTGACCGTGCAGCGGCAGTTGTAACCGCACGGCGGATAAAGCCGGTGCCACACCACGTCTAAAGCCTTGGCGGCAAATCCATCCAGCGCGGCATGTGCAGGACGTACGCGATCGTCGCCGGCCGTGCGGTACATCCAATAGGGCAACGCGATCAGCACTGCGGGATCGGTGAGCTGCTCATAGCGTCCGTTCTGATACGCGGTCTGCACGTTGGTCTGGAAGACATTATCGATCTGCGTCCGCGCCAGGCGCGCGACGCCGGCTTTGTCCGTGAGCGCATTCACTTCTTTTTCAAAGTCCTGTTGCGTGCCTCCATGCGTCATCACGTCGGCTAGAGCTTTTTTGATCTGCTCAATCAGCCTTACATCGCTTAAGCCTGTAATGGTGAATGCCTGCATCTTGTAGCGTTGAGCAAGTCCATCGAAGGCGTTACGGCTCATGCCGATCAATTTCAGGATGCGCTCGATGGCCAGAGTCGGAGGCACACTCTCAAATCCCAGATCGTTAAAACGCACGAGCGGGGCAGTCGTCGCGAGCTTAATCTTCTGACCCGTCTTCTGCTCGGCATACTCGATAACGTGCGCGCGCCCGAGTAAATCGGCCGCAGCCAGGTAACGCGAGACGACGGTACCCACATCGTTCTGGAATTTCGTGGCCATCAGTTGCGGGGCCACGATAGCTAATGCGCGGTGCGAGCCTGAGATCATTGCAGCCCTCCGCCCTGGACCGCCGCGGCGATCTCATGAATGCGCTTCGCATACTGGTCGGTGACGCTCACGCGCAGAGAATCGAGGAGCTGCTGCACTTCCTTCGCGTTGTGGATGGCCTCGCGGTCGCTGAAGCTGGGCGTTTGCGCAGCGCCGCTGGAAATCGCGCCTGCGCTCGCTCCTTGCGGACGGACCAATATTTGATCCTGCGCGCCAGGCTCGGGATATCCGTACGTCTCCTGCATGTACTGCTTGGTGATGGGAACGCCCATGGCCTGTGCCTGGCTGTCGATGCCAATCCGCTGCACAAGGTCCTGCTCGTCTTCCGTGGTAATCGTGAACTTCGGAACTGGGCATGTCGGGCCGAAATTCCACAGCGTGAGCGGCCGCACCAATTGGTCATTGATGACAGCCTGCAACTTGATCGCGACCTCGATCTCTTTCAGATAAAACATCTTCGCGTGGGTTGTGCCCATCGAGCGAGATCCCGTGCCGCCTTCATTGGCATACAAGGTGAGCGTCTGGCCGACGATGGCGCGCGCAATCTGATATTTCTGGTCGTCGATGAGCTGCTTATAGACGGACGGGTTTTGCGTGCGCGCGGACGTGAGCAGCTCTTTCACCATCTGAAAATTCTCAGGTACGGCGATGGCAATCTTCTCCACAATAGCCTCTGCCGCTGCGAGCGCCTTCCGTTTCTCGTCGGGATTTGCGCCGGAGGGATACATCACTGCAGCGGTGCCCGGCCCCTTCTCTCCGAAGCGCAGCCAGAAACGCAACGCTTGGCGCTTGAACCAGCTCGGCCAGAACACGCGGCGCAGAAGCGGACGCCCACGACGATTACCGCTTCGCGGTCTGAAGCTAAAGATCAGAAACTTTTGTTCCGGCACCAGCTCGCCGCCGTCGAACGAAAACGGATTAGACAGCAGGCGCAAAGGCCCGGTCTGTAACTGATACTGAGGATTAAAACTGAAGAGCTCCTGCGGCCGGTCTTTGATGTCGATCAGCGAGACCTGGCCCGCGCTCACGTCATACATGACCTCGGAAATGTGCACGCCGTATGCCGGCGCGTCCAGCATCGCTTCCAGCACTTCATGGAAAGAAGGAACGCCGGCAATCTGTGCCTGAATGAAATCAGCGGCCTCCTGGGCTTGCGGCGACTCGTCGGCGGCTACGATCTGGCGGTCCCGCGACAACACGGCCAGCTTTAGCATTTCCAGAGCGGAGGAAACGTCGTCGTCTTTCTCTTCCAGCTCGCGGTAGTAGACGAAGGCCGTGCTGTGGTCGCGGATCATTGCCTGCCAAATGACCGAGGGATCGGACGTCCCCGAGAAACCATTAGCAAGCGAGAGCGTGGATCTCTGCGTGCTCTGCAGAATGTCGTCAGTGACGAGTTCTTCCGCAGGAGGCGGTGGCAATGCCGCTGCCGCCGTGGCCGCCATGTTCACGATATTTGTTTCGTCGCTCATTTACCGAATACACCTGATTTTTGTAGCGGCAGCTCCCACGCTGCCGCCTTTCACTATGCGCGGCTGTTTTTCCGCGCGCTTTGAATTGTTCCTGCGCCGCGCTCTTTCCATCTCGCGCAGCCGGAAGCCGGACGTCATTAATTCGTCGATCAACTCTTCTTCCTCTGCGGTCATCGCCGCGCCAGCGGAGCGCGTGAGCCGGTATGACGCTTCGCAGATTAGCCGTGTTCTCATTCCCGCATTGCCGTCATGGAGCGATCCCATCATCTGCGCAATCTGCCTGTCCGAGAATTTTGCCAATCGTCCATCCATCGCTTCACGCATACACATGCGCCTGGCTCGTCGAGCTGGCGACAAAGTCGGTTGATATACCAGAACCTTCCGCAGCCAGTTCCGCCATTGCTTTCGCCCAGAAGGAATCGGCGTGCGCGAACACTTTCTTGCGCTTGCCGCCTGCGACGGCCGTGTCAACCTCAATGCGTGGAGCATCGAACTTGATCGCGTTGCCCGAGTACTCCTTCTTGATCGCCATCAACTCCTGGCGGACCTGAGGATCGTGCGGAATGCGGATTTTGTGCTGCTCCATCCGCTGCTTCAGGCGGACGGCCAAATCTGTCTTGATCTTCACGTTGCCCGTGTTTTTGTTGGCATAGGAAACGGGCACGTTCTCACCGACAGGAACAGATCCGCCGAAGTTGACGCCCATCACGCGGCCAGGAACTTTTGACGCCAGGAACTCAAACAATCCGAGGCCAATTCCCGTCATATCCATCGCGGTGCGATCTGCGATCTGAACCCACGGCAGAAGTTTGTGCGCCTGGTCATTCAGCTTCTGCTCGCCATCGGGAGTGAAGAATGGAACGCCGTGTAGGCGCATCACCATGCGCGTCCAGGTAATATCTCCGATCTCTTCATCCAGCCAGGCGATGGTGCGATCTCCTTCTCGCCCTACGTCAACGCCGAGATGAAGACGCCCGCTGGGCACATAACCAACCGGCCAGTCCATTGTGGCGGAATCATCCTCGGCGGCGGCGACCAACTCCAACGGCAACCATGCGCCCTGTGACTTCAGAAACTGGCAGAGAAATTCCTGCGCAAATGTCTCCGGGTCCTTGATGCGGTCCTGCATTTGCTCGATGTCAATCGGGCAGCCTTCCGCCACTGCAAGATGAACATCAACCCAGTGCGCAGACCATGTGCGCATACGTTTCGGATTTGGGACAGGCGATACGCCATCCGTTAGCCCAAGCTCTTTCGCGAGATCAAAATATTTTCCTTGCTCGCCGTTCGGCGTGGAGAGCACGTCGATCTCATTGCCCAGCGCTGTCTGGCGCGTGATCGCGGCCCATATCGAATAGCTCTCTTCGTGATGGCCGAATTCGTCCAAAACCGCATCGCCTGGGTAGCCGCGCGCAGTACGTGGATTTGCAGCAAGGGCAATGAATCGAGATCCATTGGGAAGCTGGATGCGAGACTGCGTGAAGCTGGACTCGCCTTCGATATCTACGAAAGCCTCCTCATAGAGCTGCGCAGTCTGGCCGATGAGCTGGATGTTTTTCTGCACCGTTTCAACAAACTCCACAGACTGAGGCTTGGAAGCGCTCAGCACCGTGCACGTCATGTTTTCGCGTTCCAGCAATCCGCCTCTTTTTAATAGCCGCCGCAACCCTGTGGCATAGGAGAAACCAATTCGCGCAGACTTCGCCGCCAGCAGTGATCCTGCGGGATCGTCGATCCAGCGCTGCTGATACGGTCTAAGCTGCAGCACTGCCGGCAATGGGCGGGAGGCCAAAGGTCCGCTCACGGATACGGTTGATGTCGTCCGTGGTGATGGCCTTTCCTCGCTGCGCCTTGCGGGCCGCTTTGTCGGTTTCTTCGTCAAACTTCTTCCTTCTGATTTCGAAGTCGCGTTCCAACAACTTCACTCGCCGGCTTTCTGTTTCTACCTGGCGTTCTTTTAACTCCACCTTGCGCTGCTCGTTCAGCAACACTCCGAATCCCATCAGCCCAGCGATTGCCTTGTGCCGGTTCTTTTCGTCGGTGTTTTGCATCATGCCGAAGACCTGGTCCCCCAGCGCGCTGCGCACCGCTTCCGGCAAATCTTTCATCTCCTTGCCGGTGAAGAGCGCGGCGATCTCGCGGGCGCGCGCCTGGTCCGCCAATATCTCGCTCTTTACCTGCTCCACCCGCAGGTCATACCAGCGCTGCAGCGTGGTGTGCGGGATGCGGCCTTTGGGAAAAGCCTTGAAAGCCAGGAGCCATGCGTCTTTATTTGTGCGCTCCGCTTCCCCCCACTCCTCAAACCGTGGCGACATCTCCTCGATCTCCAGCCATGTCCTGCCGGCAGCGCGTTCTTTCATCACGCGGTCCAGCAGCTCTTGCGGCAGCTTGTCCATCTTGAGCGGCTGGCGCACCAGCGGCCTCTCTCCGGTTTTGCGTTTACCTGCCATTCGCGATTGAAATCACCTTCCGGCTTTCACCGGCGCACGCCGCGCAGTTCAAATCTTTATGCCCGCCATCTCTGCAGCCGTCGCAGGTAAACGATCCGTTCACCGTTGGCTTGCTGCAAACGTGGCAGCGGCCCAGTTGCTGCGATATCATGCCGCCGCCTCAGTCAAAGGAAATGCCCGGTTCTTTCACGCGCGCGCCGGGCGCGTCTTCCACCAGGTCGCGGCCGCGGGGCGTGATCTGGATCTCGCCGATGATCAGCTCACGCGACTTGCGCCACTTCTGTTCGTCGCGCGTGAACGTCAAATAGCCGCGCTCCTGCAGGTCTTCCAGCACGGTCACCAGCTCGTCTTCGCTGATATCGAAGAAGAGCCGTTCCAGCGCGCCGTGCAGCGGCGTGAGGCGCAGCCGGCTTTTGCGCCCGAAATGGTTGTCATACACGATCTGCAGCATCGTGGCGCGCAACTCGCGAATATTTTCAGCCTGCAGTATGTGCATTAGCTTTCCCTTCAGGGAGCCGCTCTCGCAGATCGCGGATGTCATCCAGGATCTGCCGCGAATTCCGCGCCAGCTGCCCCACAACCAAATCCATTTCCCGCGCGCGCTCGTCATCTTTCTGCGCGATCTGGTTCACCGCGTCGGCCAGTTTCTGCTGCGAAGCCGCATTGTCCCTTCCCACCTGCAGCAGCTTTTCTCCAAAGTCCATGACGCGCGTGAATCCTTTGGAGGCGCCCTGCCCAATCAACACCACGGCAACCAGTCCGATCAGCGACGCCGGGCCCCACGCAAAGAAAGTCTGGATCAGCAGCTTCGGCTCTTTGTCCGCCAGCACCAACGCAATCGTTGCGCCCGCTCCGATCCCGCCGCCCAGCAGCAGCCCGGGCAGCTTGGCTAGCGTCTCTCTGGAAACGAACGTCACTTCGTGGGCGCTCCGTTTGTTACAGGACCAAGAAAGACGTGATGAACAAACCCGTCACTACCGCGCGCCGAGTTATTACTGGGGCCAGTGCAAACTCCACCGTTCGAGTCAATCGGCTGGTCGCAATAAATACATTTAAGAACGCCGCCGTTAAATACCACGTTACTCACGGCTCCGGCCGGCGTGCTGCGCACCAATCCTCCAGTCGCGAAGTTCGACAGCACTTCTTTGCCGAGATCCACGGCGAGTTGCTTCGCGTCGACCTTCTGACCGGCCGCGCTTTTTGCCTGGACGGAGCGAAGCTCGGCGAGAACTGTCAGGATCGTGTCGGCTGTTCGCTGGTTTTTCGCGCCCAGTCCCGCCATGCCTCCGGCGACGCCGAGAAGCGCGAGCGCTTTTGTCTCGTCCAGCACGCCGTACCAGTACCCGACGATGGCCACCAGGGCGACAAGCGCGGCGGACATGTACGTCTTTTTCCCCTGCAAAAAATTCTTGATCTGCTGCATCTGCTCCTCCGCCTGGCAATGCCAGGTCAGACCCCTGCCGAAATATGCCTGT